TATGGCCGGATTCGAAGGGCAGGACTTGCTCGATGCCGTCGTGAGTGTCGGGGATGCCGTTTCTGCCGTTGGTGGGAACACGGACACGGCAACGAGCGCAACTCGGGCGCTTTATCAGATGTATTCAAAGGGCAAGGTGCAAGCTGAGGAGATGATGCAACTCTCTGAGGCGGGTATACCAGTTTGGCAGATACTTGCAAAGGAAACGGGCAAATCGGTCGCAGAACTGCAGGAAATGGGCTCAGCTGGTCAGTTGCTTGCCGAGGATGTCCTGCCGATGCTGGTCAAAGGGATGGGAACGGAATTCGCCGGAGCGATGGAGGACCAGAGCCAATCTTTCAACGGACTCATGGCCACGTTTCAGGATCAACTCGGAATGGTTGGCTCATGGCTGACTACTCCGTTGTTCGACGCTTTGAAAACGGGATTTTCCGGCCTGACCGGGTGGGTGGATGGCATTCTGGATATTATCCAAACCGAAGGCGCAAGCCGTCCGGAAATGTGGAACGCCATCAAGGATTATCTTTTTGACACGATCAAAAACATGACCGGCGGCGGGGGCATCAAGACGAAAATTGTCGAGATGCTGACCGGAATCGTCCAAAGCATTCAGGAAAACGCGCCGCAACTGATCGAATCGGGCGGTACGATGATCGCGAACCTAATCACGGGCATGCTGAACAATCTGCCTATTTTTTACGAGTCGATTGGCACTCTCATAACGACAGTGCTAACGCTGATAACGGACAATCTGCCGCTTATTTTGGAGCAAGGCGGCAAGATCCTGACGGCGCTGGTCGATGGGATTTTTCAAAACCTTCCGAAAATATTGGATGTCGTTTTTCAAATCATCACGGCATTGGCTACGGCACTTGTGGAGAACTGGCCGACCATTCTGCAGAACGGCGTGGATTTACTCCTGAATCTGATTGACGGCATTATCCAGGCGCTTCCGGCTGTCGGGGAGTCCGTCCTGCAGATCATTTCTTCTTTCGTGAGCGGGGTCGTGGAAAATCTGCCGACCATTATCGCGCAAGGTGTGGAGATGCTGACAAGTCTAGTGAGCGGGATCGCGGAACGGCTGCCGGAAATTGCTTCCATCGCACTGGATATCATTACAAAATTCATTCAAATCATCGTGGATAATCTGCCGGGCATCATCAGCGCCGGGGTGGATATCGTACTCAGCTTGGTTGATGGCTTGATAGACATGTACGGGGATTTGGGCTCGGCCGTCAACGAAATCGTCGATATCGTGATTGATACCGTCACGGGCATTGATTTGTTCGAGATCGGCGTGAATATCGTCAAAGGTTTATGGGATGGGATTTCTTCCGTCGCGGACTGGATTGGCGATAAAATCGGCGGATTTGTCAGCGGGATAACCGATGACATCAAGGATTTCTTCGGGATCGCATCGCCTTCGAAGTTGATGGCTGATGAGGTTGGGCAGTGGTTGCCGAAAGGTTTGGCAGTCGGGATTGATGACAACGCCAGCAGTGCTATCCGAGCCATGGAAAACATGAACAAGAAAGTGCAGATGTCGGCTGAGGGAGTCATCACACCTTATAGCAAGGATATCGCGGCCGTTAAAGGTGCCGCAGTAGCAACTGGCAACACGTTCCATTTCTACCAAACAAATAACAGTCCGGATCCGATTGACGCGCGGGAGGCTGCGAGATTGGCCCGAATCAATGCGCAACGATTAGGATATGAGCTTCAAGGAGGCTGAACATGGACAGAATCATATACAAAAACACAGAAGGGCGGTCCGTTGTATTTTACAACGAGCCGCCTTATATCTTGAAAAGCAAAGATGGGTTCGGTGCCGTCGATAATATCATCGAATCAAAGAAGAACTACAACCAGGACGGACAAACGCACATCGCAAGCAGCTTGGATGTGCGCAATCTGGTCATCCGTGGCGTTGTGGAAGGTTCCGACTATGAGGACCTGCTGATTAATCGCCGGGACCTGATCAGTGTATTCAATCCAAAGATTGCCGGACAGGTCGAATATCAAAATGATCATGGTACGTACATCATCGACGTGCTGCCTGAATTGGCTCCTGGATTCGACGAAAGCAATGCAACGCTCATCTTGCCGTTCATCATCACGTTGAAGGCATTGGATCCGTATTGGGTTGACAAAAGTCTGGATGACGGACTGGTTCAGCTGTCCACGATTGAGCCGAAATTTAAGTTTCCGCTCTCGCTTTCAAGCGGCTTTGCATTTGCGACTGCCAAAAGCGGGGAAATAATCAAAGTTACAAATGCCGGGGATGTGGCGGCTGGCGGCTTGTTCCGTTTGCGGATAGCCATCCCGGTTGTTAATCCACGGATTTATAACATATACACACAAGAGTATTTCGGCTTTACCGGATCGTTCGCGACCGGGACCGTATTCGAAATAAGCACGGTAAGGGGCAATAAGTACGTCCGCAAGTTCGTGACGCAGTGGGAGAATGCCATGTCTGAGCGAATGGTGGATAGTTCCTTCCTGCAGATTGCCAAAGGGGATAATTATTTCCAGATTCAGGCAGAGAGCGGCATTGATGGCTGCCTGGGAGAATTGGAATATCAACAGAAATTGTTAGGGGTGTGATGAATGGAAATCGAAGTTTTTACTCATGATGGAGCCGAGTCTTTCCATTCCTCAGCACTCATCGACGAATTTTCATCGTTAATCGTAAATAAACGATACTTTGCGGCATCTTCTTTTCAGCTGAATGTATCTCTATCCAATCCGGATATCGTTCACCTGAAGCCGAAAAACTGCGTATTAATCAGAGGCGTCTTCTATGTGATTGATGATGTATCCATCGATGAAAAATCGAGCGATTACGTCGCGAAAGGCGTTTCCTTGTTTGGATTGCTGCGGCATCGGGTTATCTGGTCGAACTTTGCGCTTTATGATAAGCCATCCTTCATTTGTGAGCAGATCATCCGCGAGAACGTGACAGATCCGACGAATACAAATAGGATAATCAATCTATTCAGTTTGGCGGTATCGAGCTTACCGCTTGCGAATATCCAATTTCAGAACAGCTACGGCTATGTTCGGGATGAAATCGAAACGCTATGCCAAACGTACGACTTCGGTTTCAAGGAATCGGCCGTCACAGTAGCCAGTCCTTCCTGCTTGATTACATTTTTCAAAGGTCAGGATAAATCAAACTGGATTGAATTCAGCGTATCGAATGAAATGATCATATCGGAAACCTATGAGGCGAATGATTACGATGAAGCGACAACGGCACTGATTGCGGGAGAGGGCGAAGGCGTACTCAGAACGATTGTGACACTGAACGATGGGAATACAAGCCTTGACCGGAAAGAGTTATACGTGGATGCGCGGGATCTGCAGTCTGATGGATTGACAACTGAACAATACAACAATTCGCTTTACACAAGAGGCGCGAGCAAACTGTCCGAAAAACAGGCCGTGCAGCTCCTTGATGGTGATGTGAATATCGATAGTGAGTTATACAAGTATGGCGTCGATTACGATGTAGGCGACGTCGTATCTATCTATAGCGCACGTTTCGAAGTGTCCACAACTAAAATACTGACGGAGATGCAAGAGACCTGGGACAATACAGGGCATTTCCTTAATCCGACGTTCGGGAAAAGATCCCCGACAATAGCGGATTATATCAAACGAAAGTAGGTGAAATAATTGACAATAACAAGCTTTCCTTTTCAGGATATCGCAGGCGACAGGCTTTACTCTGATGTTGAATTTGCGAAGTATTACGCGCAATTATTCCAAAATGGCGTGATTGCCACAATCGGAAACGGCTTGCAAGTCAAACAAGCGGCAACTCCTGGCATGAGCGTTCTCGTAAGCGCTGGGGCGTGCGTGATTAACGGTAGGCAGATGATTAACGATGCAGATCACAGTATCGTGATTGCTGCGGCCGGGTCTGTATCCGATCGCTATGACAGCGTGGTGGCTCAGTTGAATATGCCGAACAGAGTTGTAACGATCGCCTATAAAGAAGGCAGCACGGCCGTGCAACGAGATGCAAATATCTACGAGCTGCAGCTTGCCACGATCAAGGTTGCTAAAAACGTCGGCATTATCACGGCTGCAGACATCACTGATAAACGCGGGAATGCGGCTGTCTGCGGATATAGCACGCCTTACGAAAAAGTGGACCTGACGAACATCGAAGCGCAATTCAATGCGTTATGGACTGCGGCCTATGAGGCTGCATCCTCTCAAATGGATACCGATGCAGCTACTTTGCAGACGATGCTTACCAGTCAGCAATCACTTTTTAACGCGTGGTTTGCGGATCTGCAGGACACGCTAGCGACGAATGTGGAGGCGAATCTGCAGGCTCAAATCGATGCGCTGGATGCGAGCACCTTGCTGACCACAATCACGCACAATCTGAATGAATATCCACATGTCCGCGCTTTGGCGTGGGACTATGGTATTGGCCTGATCGGGTTAGGAAATGAAGCAGCCGGGCTTTTTGGCGGTACAAATGTCGTTACTGTTCCGTGCGCTGTCGAGTATTTGAACCGTCAAGGTTTGAAAGTAAGCATCCCAGTGGGGTATGCGATGCTCACGCCGACAGTAACGCAGCTAAACAGCCGCGAGTGGCTCCTGACATCCGGAACGAAATCACTGCAAATTACATTAATGGAGGCGAAATAATATGGCATTAATTCCAATTATCAAAGGCATGCCCGATGGGGCTGAAGCAATCAAAGCGAACTTTGATGCAATCGGTGAAATGACGACAGGAACGAACGCAAACGGCACCTATACACGTTGGCCGAATGGCTTTACAATCGCACGCAAAACAATCACGTACAATAATCCGAGTGGTTGGACGGCTGGAACGGATGTATCTTTTGATCTCGGTACGTTGCCAATCGCATTTATCGGCGACTATTTCACATCAGTTGAAGCTTCTTTATATGATGGTGTCGGATCGTTTGCGAACTTTAAACTAAACATCTCGAAGGTATATCCGCACGTTGGCACAATTTTCGTCGAAAAAGGAAATGCCGCTGCCAAAAACATTTATCTACAAGCAATAATCGTAGGTATGTCCTAAGAAAGGTGGTTTGTAAATGAGGATTTATAAGAGTCCACAAGTCAGACTGGACGACAAACGCATTGACTACTCCGCAAAAGGAGATAAATTAACTGTGACTATCGAGGGTGTTTCTGACACCTTCGATTTTACAAACGTTGTTGGTGTGTTGAACATGGTTAGTGTCAGGACAACTCTAACTTTCAATCCTATACAAAAGGTTGAGCGTAAGAACGGAAACATTGAAGTGACAACAATCAACTACATTGGTCAAAACGCAACAGACGAAGAACGATTCCCACATTTTCAGGAGGTGTAGTGAATGGCAGAAATAATTTTAGAACCAACAGTACAGTCAAAAGTAATTCCTTTGTCTATCAGGTTGAACGATACAGACGCAAGTCTTGTCAGTCAGTTGGTGACAAACAGACAATTCAGTACGGCTGACACAGACGCTTGGTTCAGTTTTACATTAGAAGGTCTTGCCGCAACGACAGGTACGTTTGATCTAACGTTGATTAACTTACATGACAAGTCAGTATTCAATCACACCGACAAAGTATTCAACACGAACCCATTTTATTACAAACTGGATTCCGGTACAGACGAATTAACAAACGAGATCCGACACGCAGGTAAGTGGGTTGGTCAGTTGGTGGTCACTTTAGCAAACGGTGATTCAGCTACAAGGAAGTGAAATAATCTCCTATGAACGAGATGGGTAGTGTTCCAAGATCAAAGGAGACCGTCGCACCACTTGTCCAACCCCCTATGTTGTTGTACGTGATTTCTTTCCATGCGATAGTGAAACCATTAGG